CTAAACTTCTGGAAGATATTTTATATATTCTGAATATCTTATCAACATCAAATGCTTTATCAGCAGCTTTACCAAATGTCATACGAAGATATTCATTACCATTTAAGTGTAGTTTTTCAATAAAACCTTCAGCGTCTGTAATCATTAATCTACCTGTTACAACATTGCTGTAAATATCTTCAAAGTAAGCCATTTCAGCCAATACAGATACAACTTCAAATGAACCATAGGTTGGCGACAACAAGGTTAATGTTTTTAGTGTAAAGTCTTGTGCGAATATTACACCAGATTTTGATGGTGCGGATGGTGTTGCCATTAATTGTTCACTAGGTAATTAAATTGTTCTTCTATTTGACCAACATATGTAGAATTCATAATTTTGATACTTCTTTTCTTTTCATTCTGCTCTTGTTCCCAATCATATATTGATATTGTTTGTTTATCTGTTGTATAAGTAACTTCAGCGTTATTGTTCCATCTAGTTGGTGTAAATGTTAATGTCTTTGTACCTGTAATTACATTGTTATATGTATTGTAGTCAACAACATATATATCAGTTGTTGTATTTTGTGTGGCCGAATCAGTTGTAGAAATTATTTTACGATATTCATATGTTGTTGCCTGAGTATAAGCAAGAGGTGCCATACTATTGTTAGCTGCATCGGAAGAATATTTGTCGTTTATATAATTTATAAAATTTTGATAATCTAAAGGCCAATCCCATTGTGGGTCAAATATTTGATTTGCAAATAAAACTAACCAGAAACGATATGGATCATCATAATACTTTGATGCAATGATTTCTGGTGTATCACCTTCTTGTATATCATATTCATAATACAAAGAAGGATTATTCAATAGTTGTGGAACAATTGAAGTTCTAACAAGAAGATTGACCGCAGCAATCTTATTACCATTAGGATCAGTTGATATAACTGAAGGTAAAGTCGAGAAGTACTGCATTATCTAACATCTCCAGCTTTATTACTACCAGGTTTAGTCAAACGACCACGATGTACAATATCCATCTCTTTGAACTGTAGTGTTAATCTTGTTTGTACTGGACTACCATCTGTATATGCTGCCCAACCATTAGGTGCATAGTCAACGTTTATACCTTCTAATACACAATCACCCACTTTATATAAAGTGGTATTTTCTTTTGCAGTTGAACCTAGAGAAGATGAAATGGCAGAACCTATTGGACCCAAATTACCTAATACTGAATTGAGCACTGAACTTTTTGCATCATCAGAACCAGTAAATTGAAATTTTATATTGAATACGGAAGGCATTACAAAATATTGACCTTGATTACCTTTCGCTGCATCACCAATAGCTGGATGAAAATGATAGTTAAAAGTATCAATGATATCTTTTACTGCTTGCGCTTCCGATTTTGTCTTTGGTGTAAAGATGAAATCTAATTGAAAACTTCTTAAATTCAAACCTTTATATAGTAATTGCAACTGTGGATTTACTGCTTGGCCTGTTGCTTTCAACAGTACAGCCGCACCTTCGGTTGTTCCTCCAAATTTATTTAAAGCTGCACCTGTCAACTCTGCGGCTGCAGGACCTTGTAATAAGTTTTTGGCTGTATCTTTAAAAGAACCAGTCGATTTATAATCTTCATATAGTGAAATAGCAGTTGATCCTATTTTACCACCAACACCTAAGGCGTCCGTTAAACTAAAATCTTGATACGATGCCGAATAGGACATATTTAATGTATCAGGCATATATAAAGAAACGTAAGATTCAACCTTGCTTTGTGGTGATTTTAATGAAGTTTGAATTGATTGTGATACTGTGTTTTTGACATTATCAACAGTTTTATTAATTTTCTCTGAATTGTTTATTGGAGTAATCTCTCTAATTGTAAATAATACAGAATGAGCTCTGGTTGGATTACTAGCAAGGTCGCTAGGATATTGTAATGTTTTTTTACCTGTATTTTTATTGAATAGTTTACCTAGTGGTCCATTTAATAGACCTCCAGGTATTGCTAAACCACCAATAGAGTTTGGGATTGAAATAACGGCCATTTATTAACCTTTTAATCGATTGAATATAGATATTTATATGGCTTATTCTGGAATGTATAGACCCCGTTACCCACAAAAATATGTTGGTGACTATACCAATATTGTTTATCGTTCCTCATGGGAATGTAAAGTTATGTATTGGTTAGACAATAATCCAAATATTGTATCTTGGGGGTCAGAAGAACTAATAATACCATACAAATCACCAGTTGATGGTAAATGGCATAGATACTTTCCCGATTTCATTATAAAAGTGAAAACAAAAGAAGGACAACTAAAGACCATGGTACTTGAGGTCAAACCAAAGAAACAAACACAACCACCAGAACAAAAGAAAAGAATAACCAAACAATATATCAATGAGGTAACAACATGGGGTGTCAATCAAGCCAAATGGAAAGCAGCAGAAGAATTCTGTGTTGACCGTTCTTGGGAGTTTAAGATACTGACAGAAGACCATCTAGGACTCAACTAAATAGTACATGGCATCAAAACTAACACAATTAACAGCGCAGAAATCAGCTGCACAAATACAATCGTTGACTCAACAATCATATAAATGGTTGACAAAAAAGATTGCAGATTTGAGAAATACATCTCAAATACCACGTGGTATTGGTGTTGAAGATTTTAGAAAGAATAGAAGATTTATTCTAGGTGGTTTATACCACTTTTATTATGACCCAAAAGGTAAGGCAGATTTGCCTTATTATGACCGTTTTCCTTTGGTATTGGCATTGGAAAAATACAATGATGGTTTTCTTGGCTTAAACCTACATTATTTACCAATTAGGTACAGAGTGGCATTCTTAGATAAGCTATTGGATTACGCTGTCCTAACGCCTGAAAACGAGGTCAAGAGAGTACGAATAACCTATGACATTTTGACTGCCTCCAAGCGGTTTAAAGAGTTTCGGCCATGCATTAAACGTTATTTGACCAGTCATATAAAATCAAAAATACTTACCATTGAACCAGAAGAATGGGATGTGGCAGTTTTCCTACCTACTCATCTGTTCAAAGGTGCTAAACCGCAAGATATCTGGAAAGAATCGGTAGAAGAAATAAGGAATACTTAAAAATGGCTGGATCAATTAACGATTTCAAATCTAGTTTTGCAACCGACTTGGCAAGACCAAATCGGTTTGATGTTTCTATTCCAATACCACTTACGTTGGTATTATACCGTTCTGTGGCTCAAACATTAACATTTAGATGTGAGTCAGCCAATATACCAGGAAGAACATTAGCGACCGCAGACCAAAAAATCTATAATATTAACGAAAAGTTTCCATATCAAACAACATATAATGATATGGATTTAACTTTTATTGTATCAGATGATATGCAAGAAAAAGAATTCTTTGATGCATGGATGGAGTTTATAAATCCATCTACCAATTTTAATATGAAATACAAAGGTGATTATGCAACTTCAGTGGTGATTAATCAGTATAACGTAAGTAATGAAAAAACTTATTCAATTGAATTAATTGATGCTTATCCAATTTCTGTCAATCAGATGGACTTAAATTGGTCTTCTGATGGTTATCATAAATTAAATGTTACGCTAGCGTATACATATTGGAAGAACAACAATCTTGCATCTTCACTCAAGTCTGCTGCTACCAATGGTATTGGTGGTGCAATATCTCAGTCTTTTGGTGGATTGGGTGGTTCTTTATTTTAATTGAGGAGATAATATAATGGCTTTGCCAAAAATTGATACGCCGGTTTATGAAATTGATTTGCCGTTGTCCAAAAAACATATACAGTTCAGACCATTTCTTGTCAAAGAACAAAGAAATTTGTTGATGGCATTAGAAGCAAATGACTCTGAAACTATTGAAAGAAACATTCGCCAAGTACTAATTAACTGTACCATGACAGATGTTGATTTTGATTCTTTACCTGTAATTGATATTGAATACTACTTTTTACATCTAAGAGCTCGCTCTGTCGGTGAAGTAGTTAATAACAAATATAGATGTAATAATGAAGTTGGTGATAAAGAGTGCGGTAACATTATGGATGTCGATGTTAATATCCTTGATATTCAGGTAGAAAAACCTGAACTAACGGATGAGATTCGCCTTACAGATAAAGTTGTGGTTAAATTAAAATATCCACAGTTTTCTATTGTTAAACGTGCAATCAATATTGAATCAGCAACTGATTTAGCGTTTGATATGATTGCTGAATCAATTGAGTACATTTATGATGGTGAACAATTTCACTATGCCAAAGAACAAGAGCCTGAAGATTTGATTGAGTTTATTGAATCATTGAACCAGACACAGTTTTCCAAATTAGAAGAATTCTTTAATAACTTACCTAGATTGAATAAAAACATTGAGATGACTTGCAGTAAATGTGGGTTTCATCATAATTTGAAAGTTGAAGGACTGGAAAGTTTTTTCGGCTAATATTTCGCCATGACAATTTAAAAAATTACTATAAGACTAACTTTAGTTTGATGCAACACCATAAGTATAGTCTTACAGAACTTGAAGCTATGTTACCTTGGGAGAGGGACATTTACGTTGCTATGTTGATTCAGTATATTGAAGAAGAAAACGAAAAGATTAAACAACGCAACGCAGAGAAACGTAGATGATAACCAAAAAACTAGGTGATGAGATATTCGCTTGGGACCCTAATGCCTGGGGAGGCAAGGGTTATTGGTTCGTGCTTGGCACA